ATAACAAAAATACCTCATCCAGAGTTACTTGAGGTTAAACCTGGTGATGAGTTAATGGTTGTAAACTTTAAAGAACAGGATCAATCTGATCCCATATATAAATCATTACAAGAAAGGATAAATGAACTTACTGAGGAAGAGGATGAAGATGATAATGATGGAGATATTGTGGTAAGGACTTGACTTTTGTGGTCTAACCCTCTATAATACTTGAGTAACCAATCAAAGCAATGACGCTTACTTCAAAGTTCAAGAAAGACATAAGCATCCTTCGGGCTGCTGTTGATAAAGAAATCTTTTTGGATGTTAAAAATCCAAAACTCTACAAAAAACTTGTAAGGTATTATCAAAATGAAGTAGAGTTTGTGGGGGAAGACCCAGATGCCGATTATAATCTTCTAATGGAATGTGTAAGACAAGATCTTGAAGGGGTGCAAGTAAAATGAATATACTTATGGAACGGTATCCTTACCGTTATGTTGAAGTAGGAACCTTGGAGAATGGTAAACCTGATTTCCGTATTCAAAAGGAAGACCGTTATTCAAAGAGATATAAGGATATGTATCTCTGTGATAATGGAATGCAGTTGACTCAAGCAATTGAGGATTTTGAATACACTAAGTGGCTTGACCCTGCAGGGGTTCCTTGCTATGTTGGTGATAAAGGCACTAAATAAATTCACAAAAGAGAAGGATTATGTCAAAGAGGACTGCATTAGTTCTGGGTGCTGGTGGATTCATCGGCAGCCACATGGTGAAGAGATTAAAGTCTGAAGGTTACTGGGTTCGTGGAGTAGACCTTCACTACCCTGAGTTCTCTGGTACACAAGCTAATGAGTTTGTTACTGGAGATCTTCGTGATGTAGATTTTGTTCGTAGGGTACTAGAGTTTAAAGGTGATCAAGGAAACTTTTATAACTCGGTTCCCTATCAATACATACAACCATTTCATGAGATCTATCAGTTTGCTGCTGACATGGGTGGGGCAGGATTTGTATTCACTGGAGAGAATGATGCAGAGATTATGCATAACTCTTGCACTATCAACCTGAATGTTCTTGAAGAACAGAGGAAGATGAATGAAACCTTTGGTGATATAAAGGAGTGGACAGAAGCAAATAGACCTAACTTAGATTACCAGACAAAGATATTCTACTCTGGATCAGCATGTATGTATCCTGAGTACAACCAAGTAGACCCTGACGATCCTAATTGCCGTGAAGATTCCGCATACCCAGCTGCACCAGATTCCGAATATGGGTGGGAGAAACTGTTCTCCGAAAGATTATACCTTGCTTATAATCGCAATCATGGCATCCCTGTTTGTATTGCCCGTTATCACAACATCTTCGGACCAGAAGGAACGTGGTTTGGGGGTAGAGAGAAAGCTCCAGCAGCAATATGCAGAAAGGTTGCGTATGCGGAACAAGATGATACAATTGAAGTCTGGGGTGACGGACTCCAAACCAGATCCTTCCTCTACATCGATGAGTGTATTGAGGCAACAAGAAGACTCATGGATTCCGATTTCATTGGACCAGTCAATATCGGTTCCGAGGAGATGGTTACCATTAATCAATTAGTAGATACCGCTGCTAAAGTTGCTGGTAAAAATATAAGTAAAAAACATATTGATGGACCTCTTGGTGTTCGTGGACGTAATTCTAATAATGATCTTATACGTAAGGAACTAAATTGGGATTATGAAATGACCTTAGAAGAAGGCATACGCAAAACTTATAATTGGATTATGGGTGAGATTGCCAAAGAAGTTGTTGAGACAGTTGCAACAGTATGATTGGTTTTAATTATCTTGGCAAATTGGGACAACTGGGAAACCAGATGTTCCAATATGCTTCATTAAAAGGCATAGCAAATAACAACGGATATAATTATTGTATTCCTAATCACAATGAGATCTTTGAGGATGGTCTAGGAAACAGATTGCATATAGAACTTTTCAAACCATTTGTTCTTGAAAATTTTAATGACTTGAATGTTCAGTTAATCGATGGAGATCGACCTGTAGTTCAGGAAGGTTCCTTTCATTTTAATGAGAACTTATTTAACAATTGTCCTGATTGGGTATGCTTACATGGATTTTTTCAAACAGAAAAATATTTTAAAAATATTGAACAAGAGATAAGAGAGGACTTTAAATTTAAGGATGATATATTAATTCCTTGTAAAGAGATGATGGATGAGTTTGGAGAACCACCATTATCATTACATATTAGAAGAGGAGATTTTTTAATTAACTCTGATAATCATCATAATCTTGGTCTTGATTATTATGAGAAAGCTTTAGCAGAGTTTCCTATGGATGTTCCTGTTCTTATATTCTCAGATGATTCTGAGTGGTGTAGTAATCAAGAGTTGTTTGCTGATGATAGATTTTTGGTAGCAGAAGGTAATAGTTCCTATGTTGATATGTGTTTGATGTCTATGTGTGAAGGGCATATAATTGCTAATAGTTCATTTAGTTGGTGGGGTGCATGGTTGGCTAATTCTCAAAAGGTAGTTGCTCCCTCTGTTTGGTTTGGTCCTAATAACGCACACCTAGATATTAAAGATCTTTATCTAGAGCACTGGGAGATAATTTGATGGATATAGAAAATAGATTAATCACTTCAGAAGATCAGGAATTGCTTTGTAGATATAGAGATGATCAAGGATTAATAGAGAGATATAAACACCCAAACTCAACTTGGGGTAATGATGATGCTACGATAAAGTGGACAGGTTCCATGATTATATTTGATAAACTAGCAAAGAAAGGAATGAGAGTGGTTGATTTGGGGGCAGGTGATGGACCTGTTGCACATATGATCGCAGATAGAGGATATGATGTTGTTGGAGTTGATGTAAAGGCATGGGATTTTCCATACCAAAGTCTAGCTGTAATGGTGACAAAGGATGCTATAGAATTTGTAAGAGAGTATGAGGATAATTCTATTGATATTTTTATGGATGGGTGTGCAGTAACTCACTTTAATGATAGTGGTGATGAAGAGACTCCAAATAGAGGATGGAGAAGTATTTTTGAGGCACTTAAGAGAGTGATGAAACCAGGTGGATATTTTATTTGTTTTTCTGATATTAAATGTGATGATCAAACTATTATAGGGGAGTTTATAAGACCAGAAGATATTGTTAGAATGGCAGAGGAGTCTGGACTTATCTTAACTTCTGAGTATAATTATAGTAGAGATGATCGTTTCTCACATTCATCTAATTTGGGTGTGGCAAGTTTTGTATTTACTAAAGAATGAAAGTAGCAATTTCGTTTATCGGTACTAATAGGTATCTTGATTATCTACCAGGCAAGAGAAGAAATTAAAAAGAATGATTGGTTTGTTTTTATAGATGCTGATGCACTACCTGTTGCTACTGTAACTGAGGATGAGTTTCTTGAGAGGTGTTGTGGTGCTTCAACTAATGAGGTTCCTTTGTTTGGTGTTCATCACCCTTGTCATTATTTAAAGATGCCACCACATTTACAAGGAACTGGTGCTTATGAAACTAATGAAAAGTCAGAGGCATACTTTGACGTATCAACTTTACCTCCTGTATATTGGCAAGGTTGTTTCTGGGGTGGTAAAGTTCCCTCTGCTTTAGCTATGATAGATGAGTTGGAGGCAAGAGTGAATAGAGATTTAGAAAAAGATGTTGTTGCAGTATGGCATGATGAAACTCAGATTAACAAATATTTTTTTGAAAGAGAGTTTGATGTTCACACCTTCGGACCAGAATACGCATATCCTGAAGTCTTTGATAAATATTGTGATTTTGATCCAAAAATAGTACACCTAGCAAAAGACAACTCTAAGTATCAACAATGAAAGAAGAACTATTAGAACTTTTAAAAAAGGAAGCTTATAGGAAAGGAGAGTTTAAACTCTCTTCAGGTAAGACTAGTGAGCATTATATAAATTGTAAACCAGTTACATTAAGTGGTAGAGGTCTTACTCTTGCTAGTCTATTGATGTTGATGCATGTTGAAACTGATTATGTTGCAGGACTTACTCTTGGTGCTGATCCTTTAGTAAGTGGAGTTGCATTAGTGTCTGCCTTAGACAAGAGATTGGTAAATGGTTTGATAGTGAGAAAGGAACCTAAAGGTCATGGTACTCAAGCGTGGATAGAAGGATC